CAGTAACACCAAGAGTTCCAGCTATAGTAGTATTACCTGTTCCATCAGCCACAGTGAACTTATCAGTGTCCATCGTCAATCCACCATTTAAGGCAGTTGCACCTGTTATGGTAGTAGCACCAGTAACACCAAGAGTTCCTGCTATAGTAGTATTACCACTTCCATCAGCCACAGTAAACTTATCAGTGTCCATCGTCAATCCACCATTTAAGGCAGTTGCACCTGTTACTGTCAATGTAGACCCAAGGGATGCAGCTCCTGCAAATGTCAATGCTCCATCATCACATATTTTACCCCTTTCTGTTCCACCAGTGTAAAATATTAATTCATCATTATCAGTGCCAGCTGAGGTTTCAGCTGAAATATATGTATCTTGGTCTACATCTATGACGCCACCCAGAGATCCCCAGGCTGTACCATCATAACCTTCAAATTGAATAGATGTAGAATTGAAACGAATTTCGCCTGTTATTGGAGTGGACTCTCTTTGACCAGTTGTACCAACCGGCAACACTAAACCATCTTGTGCAGTAATATGCAAAGATCTTAATGGGGCAACAGCAGAACCTAATCTAACTTTATCTGATATTGTTGATGCAGCGACTACATCAAGACCACCACCTACACTTAAAGTGCTATCTATTACAGCACTGCCATCTACATTTAAATTAGAATCTATATCAACAGATTGCCTAAAACGAGATGTAGTCTTAACATCAAGGTTTGATTCTACACAAAGAAAAGATTTTGAAGTTGTTGAGCCATCTACTACTAGATTACTTTCTAGGCATAAATTACCAGTAAATGTACCAGCACCATTTATTGTCAATCCAGCAAAGGTAGGAGTAGCACCAGTATGTATATTTTGAGGGAGAGCTAATTGTATTGAACCACTACCATTAATAATATTAATTTGATTGGATGTGCCAGTAAGAGAAGTTCTAGTTAAAGAACCACCACTATTACCTATTAATATTTCACCATTAGAATAGGTAATATATCCTGTACCACCATCATCAGATCTAAGCCAATCATCAGCAGTATATTCTGCTAATGAAGTAGGATTCCCATCACCATCAAATAAAGCTTTTAAAGGAGTTTTTGCGGCCATATGGAATTACTCTCCTGTGTCAGCGCCTATATTGACTACATGAGTAGTAATTGTTCCACCATCATTCCTTTTCATTTTAAAAATACCACTAGTATCAACAAATAAAACTGCTGTATTATTAGCCACTGCTGCGTCTACAGGAACAGTGGACAAAAGATCAAGAGTCAATGTTGTAGCATTGGCCTCAATAGTATTGAGTTTAGTAATAATACTATTGATTGTTGTCATCTGTTCATCAAAAGTATTTGAATTTTTTAGTGCTGTTATGTCTGCCATAGTGTGTCCTTACTGGTTTCTTTTATTTATAACCTTTTTAAAAATTCTCTGGTATTATCCCATCCTATAGTTCTATAAACTCTTTGATTCCTATTAATCATTTCTTGATAAATACTATAATCATTTTCGCCAACTTCTGTCCTATCACCAAAAAATATATATTCATCATCAGATAAATGATCTAAAATCTTATGCTTTCCCCATTCTGGTGGTACTATATCAATTGAAATTTGCCCACCGATTGAAGCTGAAACATCAAATTTACTTTCTATATCTCCAACAATTCTTTTACGTTCAGAACTTTGTAGATCCCATTCAAAGTAGTCCTTCCTATATTTATCCAATCCTCTGCCTACGATACTAAAATTGATCAATGATCCCCTATCATCAATATGCTTACCTGTTTTGTATGGGTATGGAGATTTCTCTAAATGATTTTCTAATAATATATATAAGTCAGATGGAAAAATATAATTATAATGCCATACTGGTTTGAAGTTCTGCCACTGTTCCAATCCACTACAAGGAAATACACTTTGTGCCATTGAAATAATAGTTTTACCAAGCTGCCTTTCAATTTTCTTATAAGGACTACCAGAAACTAAGACGAAATTCTTATCACTAGCCCATTCTATAAAAAAATTCTGAAAATCTTTTTCTATTGGTTTAGATGATGGTGTTAATGTACCATCTACATCAAATATATATATCATTATATAAACTCCCAATGCGTAATATCATCTCTGTATTCTTGCATTTGTGATTTCAATTTCATCCTATTTTCCTCACTAAAATTATTATAAATTTCCCATATTTTCTTATTGCTTAAATGAGGTTTACATAATTGAGTACAATTAGAAAAACAATCTACATTTTCAATTTTATTCATTTTTTCTTTTCTAACTGAAACATCATTCCATATTTCTTCAAATGATTTATCGTATAAAGAACCATAACTATATTCCTTATAACCTCTCATTTGTGGGCATACATAAACATTACCATCCGCACCAACACAGGGTTGAAGTTGTGAACCTAAGCATTTCTTATAATGATTTGAATGTTCTGCGCCATCCATTATATCTTCCATGCCTTCAATCTTTTTTTGAAATTTAGATCCCAAAATAATTTCTGCTTTATCTAAATCATCTCTAATTTTATCAAACAATGAAAAATTTCTACTATATCCAGAATCCCATCTTTGTAAATTTACACAATCTGTTTTGTATTGACAATAATCTAAATCAAAATCAGCAAATGTTTCAGCAAATCCGATAACTTGATCAACAGTCGATTCGGTGATAACAAATCCAACTCCTAAAGTTATATCAGACTCTAATCTATTTTTAGTATCAATAAGTTTTTGAACATTGTCCAACATCATTTGCCATTCTTTAGATTTTATTTGCCGTATAGTTGCATAATCTTCAGCATTACCTGCATCAACTCCGATCCTAACCCAAGTCACATGATTTACTATACTTTCATACAAATCATATTTCTCAAACAAAACTCCATTGCTATACAATCCCATTTTAAAATTTAAATTATTCCCAGCATATTCAATAATATCTTTCAAATTAGGATTCACCGTTGGATCACCACCGCCAGTAAAAGTAACTGCACGAACACCCATATGATCGAATTCATCAAACGTTCTTATCATCAAATCCAGAGGCATTATAGTTCTACTAAACGTATCAGATTTTTTAAACTCTGAGAAATGAATATATGAAGATAAACAAAATACACAACCATGATTACAAGCATTACTAGGATCAAATTCAACAAGAACAGGTGGGGGATTATTTCCATTTAATAATTCATCTACTCTATCATAATTAGCAATAACTTTTAAACTAGGTACAAATATCTTTTTCATGTTAAATTTCTATATTTAAATTCAAAAATTGATTTTTAATATCACCCCAAACGTTATTCCTGTAAGAATAATCCGATTGCAATTCCCAATAATTATTATAAATAAATCTGCCATTTTCACCCGCCTCTAAAATTTCTTTTTCATTGTCTAAACAATAAGAACAAGTTTCAAGAAAATCACTTAAATCTTCATTAAAAAAATATATCACCTTTTCTAATTGATCTTTATATAAAAAAATTTGATCAGGTAATTTTTCTAACTTTGAACTAATAATTGCAGATCCAACCATTATAGATTCTATATGCCTATATGATATTGTGTTCCACCACTGGCCAGGGCATAAAGAAATAAGACTTTCATTGATTCCTTTAAAATAGTCATCTTGGGATATTCTATCAACGAATATTTTTTTATTCTTTTTCATGTATTCATCAGAACCAAAAACAGTTGAATTTTTATCCTTAGTTGTAACAGAATTATTAAGTTTAGTAATTCCTCCTTCAAAATATTTTGCTAAAGTACTATTTTTTATTTCATCAATTATTTTTGCTCTAAATGGATCATAGCTCCCATAAAAAAATATTTTTTTATTCTTTTTCGCCTTATTTGGTTTCTGATAAAATTTATTATACAATCTTATATATTTAGGAAGAAAAATAATTTTTCTATAGAGTTCAGGTATATCATCTCTAACTTCCCAAGAAGCACTGAGGGCTAAAAATGCATCAATCCTATCAATAAAATCCTTAGGCCATGGCCAAGATCCTCTAATACCATCATCAAGATCGTTTACATATAATATTTTACCTTTATAATCAAAAAAATATTTCTTATTAAGGCAAAGAAATCTATGTGTTATTTCTGTAACCTTTTTCCAATCTGATACATATCCATTTAAATATGGATAAATAGAAGAAAAAATTATAAAACTATTATGATCTTTCCAAAATGGCCAATTATCATCTAATAAAAGATTTTCACTATCAACTTTCAATTCTATCCAATTGTATTTTTCAGATAAACTTTTTTCTAATGATTTTTTCCAACGAGTAAGGGTTTTATGGTGATCATTGTGAAAGGAAAATTTTATATAATATATATTATTTTTCACACTTATACCCTTTCTCCATCACTAAATCTACTTGATGAATCTTGTAGATTAACTACCGTCAATTCTTTAATTATGTTTCTCATTGGATCTGGGTAATCTTCAACAGAAGAAAAATGAGCATCTCCTACATTACCTATTAACGGAATTAATGCAAAAGTTACTCCTATTCCATCACACCATTCTTTATATTCATGAGCTAAACTAATTTGATCAGGATGTCCTACGAAATTTACACTAACATGATAACCAAAACTAGCTAAAGATTGTACCCTAGATTTAAACATTGTCCAATTAAAATTTTTATCAGTTGGATGAAGGCTGCAATTTATCCCTACAGAATCCCAATCAGTTGGCAAAACTGTTATAATTTTATCATATATAGGATATGACAAATTAGTAGTCAAGCATATTTTAAAATTTTGTGAATTAAAAAATGAAAATAACTTATATATATCTTTAAAATACAAAGGCTCTCCGCCATTAGTATGCCAGATACCACCATCTATATTATTAAGTTTTAAAAATCTGGAAAATGCACCAATCCATTCCTCAGCAGTAAATTCATCACATGCATTTGATATATCAGGATATAATTCTTTTCGAGGCAAGCCACAATATGAACAACTATAATTACATTTCCACGTTGGAGCGAATAAAATAGAAGTTGTATTTTCAAATAAATTATAATAATTTGGATCTGCAACATCTTGTTCGTCAATAATTACTCCATCTTTATAAACTCTTTTCTTGCTCCAATGTCTATCACAAATTTGGTCACATGACTGAATTGGACATCTTCTAAATTTAGATCCTAAAATAATATCATCCGTAAATAAATTCCCAATAGAATATTCATTTTGGTATATAAACGTATTACAAATATACACATTCCCTTCACTGCCGATACTCATCCATTTGGAGCCACCATCGCAATATAATCCATCTTCGATCATTTCATTTTCCATTTTTCATACCTTTCTCTTAAAAGCTTTTTAGCATGCTTCATATCAGGGTAAGCCCATGTATGCCCTTCATAATGAGGACTAAAATCTTTCATCCCTTTGACTTCTCCTAATTTGTAATCAATCAAATTATCCTTTTCTAAAAATTCTATTTGACCACCATAACCAGTTACAATTACATCATTTCCATAATTTTTAGCATCGTAAATAGGTAAACCAAACCCTTCAGAACGGCATGGTGCATAATAACAATCCCCATAAGCATGTAATTCTAATATCTCCTTTTCTGTCAAATGATTCAAAATCAATTTAATACTGGGAATATTATCATACTTATCTATAATTTTTTCATATGATTTATTGATAAATTTAATATTTTCTGATAAATATTTTTGATAATGAGTTTTTAATATCAATTCCACCTTATCATCCCTAGTAAATTCTTCACAAAAGCTCTCTATTAAATCATAGATCCCTTTCCTTTCAATAAATTCTGAAATATTATAAAAAACATAATTTTTACTTTTTTCAACACTTGGTAAAATTTTACCCATCCAAACATGTGGTACAACTCTAATGTTTTTTTCAACACCTGATTTTTTAAATACTTCTTTATTATATTCTGTTGGGCACCAAATTTCATCAATAAATCTAGCGTTCATTGCATCAACCCAACTTTCTGGTAAATCTTCAGTTTCCCATACTGTAAATCCTATTACCTTTTTGATATAAAAATCTCTATGTTTTTTATATAATCTTTCCCAATCCAAAGGTGGCTCATGTATAATCATAACATTATTATTAATTTTTATATCTATTAATGATTTTATAGCCAAGCTATAAACACAATTATCCAGTGTTTCACTACCAGTTCCATGTTCAATTGGACTCCAACTAATAGGTATATCCTGTTGAAACATATCAAAAATATATCCCTTAGCCGCAATTGCATAGCCAGATGTACCACTTTGGCCAACATATTTCACTCCAGTAATATAATTCTTATCAAAATAATATTGAGAATATTCTCCTTTAGAAAAAAATGAACTGGTTAAATAATTCTTATATCCATATGATTTTGGAATAAATGAAGCATTAGATAATTGTATTTTTATATTTTTTTCATATACTTTTAGGACTGTTGCAACATCTATTTCTTTTGTACACCACTTTTCATGTTTTTTACCAATACAATTATGAACCTGACTATCCCAACAAGTACGAATATGGCAGTATGGCTTCTTCCTATATTCATTTGGATCATAATCTTTGGTTTTAGTTTGTAAAGGGAAAACAGTTTTATAATTAGAAATTCTATATTCGGGTTCAGTCACGTTTCCAAATAAAGCTATAGATGGAACGTTCAAAGCACCTAATAAATGCATTATTCCACTATCAGGAACTATTCCAAAATCAGCATACTTACAAAGAGTTGCACATTCTAAAATATCAGTTTTACCTGAAACATTCCATACATTTTTACTAGAAGTAAACTCAAGTAAATTAATATTATGTAAAATTATATAATTCCATTCAGGCATTTGACCAATCAATTCTAATTCTTTGTAATAATCTTTTTTATTATTATTCCTATACCCCCACATTCTAAAATAAGATTTGCTTTTAGGTGCAAGTATAACTTTATTTCCATTATATGCCATTAATCGTTTTCTCATCAATAACGATTCTTCAAATGGCAAATCAAACTCATAATCTAAAGGGAAGGAACAATCAATCAAAGAAGATAATACACCTTTGACTTTATCCTCATAATAAAAAGTCCTATGTTGATTTTCTCGGCCATCTTTCTCCGCAATAAAATCTCCTATATTACGCAAATCAATTTCATATTCTGATACCATAGGTGTATTGAAACCAGTAACAGAACTAAAAATAGGATTGTCAATAAACAATGGTATTAGCCGTTCATCTGTTTGGAGAGCTATTTGCAGATAGGGATACTCTTTTTTTAGGCTGGAAATTACTGGCATCAACATCAAAACATCACCAAGAGCATCACGTTGAAATACTATATCAAATGCAATTGTTTCACCTAAAATACCTAAAGAATTTAATTCTTTTAGAATTTCAGTTTCATTAGTTTCATTAGAAATGTGTACTTCATAATCTGATGTACTTTTTAATTTTTGACCTTCAACAATACTAATAATTTTTTTAGTATTTCTATCAACAAGAACTGATACCATTCACATTCTCCCATAAATTATTTACCAAATAATATAACTACCGCCCTAAAATTATTAGTACCACTGCTACTAGAAAATCTAACTGTACACCCTGTACTATTTATAGTATTAGATGATGTAATAGTACCGTCTGAACCTCTAACAATTGTGACTGTTCCATTAGCAGTATAACTACCACCACCATCATAATCAATAAAAAATGCATTACCTTGTTGAACTTTGAAATCAGTAGGTATCACATGATCAACATCAGCTCCTGATACAACACTAGATCTAGTAACCGTAACAGTCAATGCCTGCAAAGGTTTCAACTCATCAGACTTCTTATTAGCAATGGCTATCAAATTGCTAATTCTAGGAACTTTGGCTCCATTGGAACTTTTCATAGCCAGCTTAAGCTGGAATGTAGTAAATGTAGGTAATAGATCTTTCAAAAATTCTATAGTCACTGGCTTCTCTGTTTCAGCCATGCTCAAGTTAGTCAACTGTGAAACAGCTGTCCAAGCTGCACTATCCGAAAAAGCTTCATTACTACTGGTCAAATCTACATCGTTATTAGTCCTGACATAAACATTAACAGTCGCTTCTTTTGGTATAATAGCATCGAGTACAACTTTTACTGAATTAGCAGATCTGTTCAAATTAACCTTTCTTGAAATATAATTACTAATTTCATTTGTGTCATCTACTCTATTAGCTATGATAAATGTTTTCAACAATGATTTATCAATCACAGGCGAAACCCTATCATACTCTGATGAAAAATAATTCTGAAGTTGATCTTCAGTGGAAATCAAAAAAGAAGAATCCAAATGTAAATTAGTACCCGTAACAATATCTTCCCAAATTGAACCTCTTTTTCTGGCCCATGTCAATCTAGTTGATTCTGGTTCAAGATATGCACTAGTATAGTAAAGTATATCAGCCTTTTTATAAGGGCCATTGCTCCCAGCTGCATTTGTACTAATAATAACTGAATCTTCACCTTCAGCCACTCCAAAATGCTGTGCTACTACACTAGGTGTATCTGTATTTCCAATACTATTTGATGGATGGGTATGTACAACATTACCTGTGGCAGTTCTTGCCACTAATACAGTATCATGCGTAACCGCCTCAACATCAAATTCATTTGATCTAACATCAGAAACGTAAATTGTAGCTAAAGTAGTTCCACCCAAAATAGTAATCAATTCATTATCAGCGTATCCATAGCCAGGATTTACAATTCTAACTCCACCTATACCTGTTGATGAATTAAAATCATCTATAACTCCAGTACTAACAGTATCAACCAAAACAGTCAACCCTTTACCAGATATGCTACTAGTAGTAGCATAAACAGTACTAGCAGTATACCCTGTACCACCACTAACTAAATCTTTGTCATTGCCGGCACCATCATCTAATGAAATAACTGCATTGTTATTAATATAATCAACATCTATTCCATTGACCATTCTTTTGTACTTATTTACTCCAGAATAGTCATTAGTTGACTGTAAGGTAGCTGTTGCTCCACTAGTTACTCCCCATATAGCAGCACTTGATGAAGCAAATCCATCCCTTGATAACATATGAACCTTAAATGTTTTAGGGCTACTAGTTCCATCATAATCAACTAGTCTACCATGTGGATAATTAAAATAATTAGCAGCATCGGCCGATGTAGTTTTTTGATAAACTATTTCTCCAAGAGTAAAAGTACCAGATGATGATAAATCCGCCTCTATTCCATTCGTGCCTTCTACACCCTTAAATGTCAATTGATCATCCACACTATATCCATGACTATCCAGTTTGACTGTAATTTGAAATTCCGCATCCGTACCTACATTAGAAGTTGACAGAGAATTAACCTTATCAACAGTGGAATCACTCAGTGCACTAGTTTCCCATTCTAACTTATGATCTGTACCAGTTAAAGATGTATTGAATACACATCGCCATAAAGAAAATTTTAATATTTGATTTCTAATTTCATCACGGCCCTGATATGTACTATTGACACCTGTCATTTTACTACCATCTAATCTATTAACATCTAAGGCTTTGAGTTGATAATCCCTAGATCCTGTAATCAATGTAATACAATATTCACCTTTAGGTAAATAAACATATTCATCAAAAATAAATGGTGTAGCTGTTCCATCTGTAGGAATAGCAACAGCAGCTCCAGCCTCATCGACTGTATAAGTTTGTGAAGTACCATTATTCACTACTTCATTTCCTACAAACTGGCCTCTCATTGGCCGAATTGTGGCCACTGATACACTAGGTTTATCAACAATAATACCCTTAGCTCCAGATGTTTGACCAGTTAATACATCATTAACTGAAAAATTAGTAATAGTAGCTGTGAAATTCAAAGTATCTGTTGGATATTTTGTAACAGTAGAAAATGGTAAAACATCATTTGAAGGATGATCACCATCCATTTTTCTCAATTGTAAAATCAATGGCCTGACACTACCCCATGAATCTTTTTGAGTAAAATAAAGATCAACCTTTGAAACAAAACAATCCTGATTAATATCAAAAGCTTGATGATAAGCATCTCTGGTTTGTTTATCCCATGACCGTTCTAAATTTCTAGTAGAAATTTTATTATCCACGTAACCAACTGCATTAAAGATACTTTCTGCATAAGAATCTACACCATTTGCTGTACTATCTAATATAACTTTCTTTTTACCTGTAGTAAATTTCTCACTTCCAACACCTTCATCTACATTGGGTATAGTATATGATCCAACAAATGTACCAAAATCATCAGTTTTTAATACTGCAGCTGTTGTTTGTTTATATGTAGATGCAGTTGCTGTATTGTTATAAACTTCTGTGGTTATATCTTTTCCATCAAATCTAATTCTTAAATTACCTACATTGGGCTTCAATCCATAAGCACTGATAATAATAGTTTGACTTTTAATATACGGCGTATAATCTTGTAAAACTCTTTTGGAAGAATCTATTTCCAATGATCCAGCTTCTATGTCATAAGATTTTTTCAACGATTTAATCAAACCATCATACGATAATCCACTATCATCTTTTTCAAATTCTGTTTTGCTATGGCCAGTCCAATGAGTTTGCCAATCATTCCAAACAGAACGATGTGTTTCATACCCATCTTGATGATGCTTAATAGCATCAAATTCACCATTTTTATTTGTATTCAAATGTGGCCTAGATTTTACAGATTTCCAACAATCGTAATCTGGCGTGAGTTTCATATATCCATGATATTCAAACTCATGCGTAGTTCTAGGTTTGACTTCTATATTACTTTCTACATTTTGAACTTCTACTTTCTGTCCACTAGAACCATTGAGTACTGGTAGGGTAACTAAATTTTTAGAAGTGCCGACTCCTTGAAGTGATCCATAGACATCAGGTGTAGAATCCCATGTCAAAGATTCTATTTTAAATTCTGGTCGTAGTTCATTATTCTCCCTGTCTACAGATGCATTATAATAAGTATCAGATGTATCTGCATTATTATGCCCATCAAAAGAATCTGTGAAATATCCAATCTTTTCTCGACCTGAACCAATGTCATGGGCACGTGCCCTGTCATCTACTGGATTTTTAGAAACATGCTTTTGCAATTCTTCTACTACTTTTTCTATTTTTGATATATCAGTTTCTTTTCTATGTAAAGTAGCAGCTGGTTTAACATCTACATCAGATGTACTGAAAGTATATCCTGGCACTCTGACTTCAGCAATTACCACTCCATTTTCAGGATCATCTGGAACAGCTGGTTGATAATCATATGGTGCACCTTTCAGTACTCTGACATTACCTTCCGCTTTAGTAGCCGTTCCTGTACCTGCAACTGAACCAGTTGCTCTAAAAATGACACCTTGCTTATTTTCAGATGCTCCAACATCATCGAAATCACTAGTACCAACACTAACAATTTTATAAATTTCTCCAACTTCTAATTTACTAGAAACAACCTGTTCATCATCTGTTGAACCTTGTGTTATATAAATTTTATCAACCCTAGGCTTAAAATACTTCAGAGTTCCTATATCAACAGTAGTATGGAATGGAGTTCTTGATCCTTTGATTATATTATCACTTGTACCCTTAACTGGCCTGAAATCTATACAATCAGATAATCTAAGTTTTTCACCCGTTGAAGTAGTATAAGTAGGAATATCTTCATATGTAAATGCGAAGCCGTCAACCGTATCACCGATTGGATAAGAATCAACTGAAATATAATCGTTAATTCTATATGTTGCAGCTTGTTGTCCATCAGTACCATGCTGTAAATAAAAATATTCAATTCTTAAAGATCCAGTTGGAACTGGCTCATTATCTTTCAATTCAATAGACGCAATATCGTACAGATTATCTCGTTGTCCTGTGTCTAATTTATACCTATGAGTAATATCTGTATCAGTATCGGCAGCTGTTGTGGAAAAACCAGTTCCATTTTCATAAACTTTCCAATTTTTATCCAATACATCAGCATGACCCAAATTAACTCTAGTTTCTATAGCTGTAGCATAAGTCGTAACATTTTGTGTAATAGATTTGAGTTCTTTATCAATTTTTGCAGCTGATGTTTTTTTAACAGAAGCAATAACTATATAAGGTTTACCACTTTGTATTTCACTATCTTCAATTTTCAAAGTACCACCAGAATAAGTAATTGATAATTCACTAGCTGTAAACATTTTTGCATCAGAAGCAGTAGATGCACCATACAAAATAACATCCCTATTAACAGTTCCGTTTAAATTTGTCGTATCCCATGATTCAGGGCTACTCACTGCAACGCTTACAAAATTGGTAGCTGCAGCTTGGCCAGTCGCAAAAAATGTAGTTCTAATACTATTGATAGTAACACTCCCGACACTAGCCCCATCATGACCCACTGCATCTTTGGCGATTGGGAAAACATTTATATCCTTAAATGAATCTGATACACCTGTAAAAGTAGTATCTATTCCAAGTTGGTCATCAGCAGCTGAAGGTGTATTAGCAGCTAAAGTAGGATTAGTCACATCAAATTCTGTATTGAGATCACATATTTTTACCGCAGTTGTTGTTTGTAATTCTTCAACATCTTCCAGTTTAGAACCAGCCACAGTAAAGTCTATATTAAATAAATATATCCTATATTCATCATCATCAGCTGTCCTTTCTATATCTCTTATCCTAGCTGAACCAAGAGTAGTAGCACTGCCGGCAACACTTTTTACTAAATTGACTTTTGTGAAAATAGCATTATCTGTAGCACTGCTTGGAGAAAAATTAAGCCAATCTCTTTTTGTATCAGCATTTGTAGTTGAAGCTTCACCTGTACCCAAATCAATCCCATTATCAGTTACTACAAATGAACCCAAATCTGCTGAAACAGAAACAGAACTACCAGCAGTAGACAAAGTTCTTTGTTTATCAATATTAGCAAATTGCTTCACTGGTACAGAAATTTCTTCACCTTTTAAAACCACACTACCAGAATCTACACCCACAACTAACTTCTCAGAATCACCCGATCCATAATATCCCGCAATACCATTAGAATCTGTCTGGCTACTATTATGCTCTCTTACTTCAACGTCAAAAGGCTTGTTGACATAATTACCAAAAATTTCTGTATGATTTAATTTATAATCATCTTCTGTAAATAGCTGATCCAAATATCTATCTTTTCTAGCTACATGCCCATCAGTTACTCTCATCAATTCAATAAAAGATTCATTAGCTTCTGTTGTAACTGATTTTTTAGCTAAAGTCAGAGTAAATTTATACCTATCAGCTCCAGGCGCGCCAGAATTAGGAGTCTCAATTGAATTATCCAATAAAGTAGGATCATCCATAGCTGTTATTATATTTTCTTCTACAGCCAATCCAATTCTATACGTTGGAGTAGTACCAAATTTTTCTAGGATTAAAGTTTGTCCTGAAATTGGTATAGCTGTTCCATTTATATAATAAATACCAGATTTAATTTGAGCTAAAGAACCTTGGCCAACTACAGCATTTGAATTAGGATAAGTTTTACTAGAAGGTTTGCCAACAACACCAATCTGATCACCCCGTGTTCCATCTTCTCTTAATTCATAAAGATCATCACCAGAAACAAATGTAATATTTTGAGTACTCTGATCTCCATCAGAATAACTATATGCTAAATACAAAACAGCAGATTCTGACCTGGCCACATTAGAAGCAGCACCAGTTATGATATAAGCTTTTACTCTAGTATTCCCATCTGTAATATGTTTTCCAATTAAATAACCACTAGCGTTTCTTCCAATCGGATTAAAATGATAATTATTCCAAGGCGAGGCAGTAGCTAATGTCACGTAATCTGCTTTATCACTATAAATCAACTGACCTGGCTTTAACAAATCGCCATTGTCTAAAATAACATTTGAAATGTTTTTGGTATTTTCTCTTAAAATACTTTGAAATTGATTTAACTCACGTGCCTGTACAGCAACTGCCGGTTTAAAAAGAATCTTCTGAAACCTTTTACTCGGCACGTAGTCATCATAATAAGGCGGTTCATTAAAATTTATCTTAGCCATAATTTTCCTCTATTAAAACTCTATAATTATTCTAACTGTTTCTGTTTTACCTGATTCTCTGGTAATTTGTCCTCTGTTATCTAAGTATATAATATCGCCAGAAAATGGCAAGATATCATTGGGTTTAACTGCATTGATTGTAAAATAATTCCCACCCACAGGTGCACCCGAACTATGAAGAAAAACATAAGATCCTACATCTGCTTCAAACTGTGTATGCGTAGTTGTTCCAGCATAAGGAATAACATACAAATATTTATTACTTGTATCAATATCGACTACTCGACCTATAGCTTGAAAAGTAGAATCTACACTAGTTCCATCGACCTGCATCACTTCTTTTTCTATCCAATCAGTATCATTGACTATATTTGAACCATCCTTAACTGTAGTAGTATAAGTCAGCCTGGCCACATTAGTAGCATCTGGCTCAAGCTGACGATCACCTGTCATCACTACTTCACCTTTAGTAGATCCATTGACAATATTGTCATACAATCCTCGACTCTTAATAGGATCAATCAATAACCCAACCGTTTGATAGTCGGATGCGTATGTATGTTGATATCCAGCTCCTTGCTCACCAAAATTTGTACTGCCTGGTAATGTAGTATAGATCATCATTCTATGGCCACCTAATTCTTCTACTGCATCCCAACCATGCCCACCAATAGGAGCTAGTATAACACTCAAATTACTATCAGCTGTAAAATTAGTTGGGTATACACTGGCTCCACCTGAAGCATCTTGCTTCATCACTCGCCTAACATATGTATAATCTTGGCCAGGATCATCAATCCGCACATAATAGTGAGTAGTTGCACCAATAACCACAGAAGATATAGTAGCTTCAAAACCTGTTCCATCACCATCTAGCCTTACCAATTTTCCATCATCAGCACTAGTGATAGCAGAAGTCGGTTTAACAAAATGAACTCCACCATGCACCGCTTGACGCTGAACATCCCATTGTGAAGTTGTACTGTTATTATCTACAGCTGATGGTGCACTAAATAAAGTTTTAACTGGCATCCATTTCTTACTATTGATAGTAACATTACTGCCACCAAATTTCTGATATTGTGTATTACTAATACTATACATATATTTCCAAACAAATCCATCATTGATAACAGTACTTTTAATATGCTTATCACTCAATCCAGATGTAATAGTTGGTTCAACTGTTGAAGATACCCCACTGAGATTGCCTAAGCATTTCCAAACACTCCAATCAGTACTATCTTCTTGTGTTACCACATAAAAAGGCTGCGTTGGACTACCATCTCTATCAAAAATATCAGAATCATTATGCTCCCATATGGTATAACCCGTTCCTGTAGTCCATTCGTAAGCAGGTACTACAATAGAAACATCACTAGCTGATAATTTTTTAAGAACAATTATATCATTATATACATCCATTTCATCACTTAATGAGGTCAAAGTATTAGGCGTATCTGGACTATTATTATCTGTCCATGCACGATTTCTTGCTATAAACAAATAAACATGATGCTTCAAATTTCCTTTATCATCTACATCATGAAACAATCCTCTGACTGATGTTGCATTTTTATATTTAAACTTGTATGTTAAAGTTGTTGCCATTTCTTGTCCTCTATTAAGCCTGTGTTACATCGCTATGAGATGTACTCGCTGCACTAGTTGTAGTATTTATATAATAAGTTGGGAATATCTTTGTGCCAACAGGATGTGCAATTTTGGAAATTGGGCCCACCCATTCCTCATATTCCATATCTGAACCTACTACATATGACCATGGCGTATATAATCTTCCATCCTGTACAACTGAATCTCCACTTAAAAATCCCCTACTGTCTAAATATTTTCCATCAAAATCTACTATAATATCTGTTCTTGCTATTCCCTTAGCTGTTGTCCATGGCGTTGTTTTCTCTTGACTTGAAACTGTTGTATTTTTCCCATAATTAACACCTGGCGTTACTGCTATTGCTTTTAGAATCCCACCTATCTTTGATCCGAATGGAGTAAAATTGGCACCTTGGCCAACTCTCCTTGCTGTACCAGTTCCAGTACCAGCACCTGTTGCTGTAAAAGTTTCACCTACAGCTGGAGAAGCATCAGCGCCAATCAGATTAAAATTTGTAGTGCCTATAGAAACAATTGTATATTCTATATTAGTATCAAATGAACCCGCAGTAACAATACTATCTGAAGTTATTTGCAAATATGGTGATTCTTCAAATCCAGATCCACCGTGATGTAATTCAACTTCTTCAATTGCCCCTGTACTAGCATTGACTTTAACAACTTCACCTGATCCTATAGTAGAATCTTCACTGACTACCCATCTACATCTACCAAAAGTTGTTCTTGGAATTGCAGCTCCTGTGTTATCAAATAATTCAGCTGTGCCTGTTTGGCCCATTGTGCCAACACCTGTAGCTGTAAACACAGTACCCACATTGCTATTAGCTGCACCAATAAGAGTAAAATTTGTATTGCCAGCAACAGTAATTGTATATTTTGTACCAATTACAAAATTACCAGCCGTGTATGAAATAGAAGAACCTGTGCCAGTAGCTGTAAATATTGTACCTACATCACTATTATCTGCACCTAATTGAGTAAAATCTGTACCATAATTATATCCATAATATTCATTGGCACCACCTCTTGAAATATAATAAGATGTACCAACTACAAAATTGCCAGAACTGACTTCTGTTTTTGTTCCATCTGCATTTTTAAATTTTAAGATATTTTCACCTTCATATTCACCCAGCCTATTTTTATCAGTATCAAAATTTCCTCTAATAGTATCTATATATAATTTATTGCCTACAATACCTCTAATTCTGGCTGTAGCTCGTGATTTTTCACCTATGATATATTCATCTACTGCAAAAAGTGCACCAGATGTTTCAGTAATCTGCAAATAAGTTCCAATCAATTGAAACTGATCTTCAAATGCATAATTTGCGCCACCGTCATTGATAAGTATATCATCAACTTTCCCTTTGGTCAATCGTTGAATCCTACCGTATGCTCCACCCTGATTATCTACACCTGTAATCTTAAAAGTACCGCCACTTCCAGTTCCATCTCCATCCAAATCTCTTATACTATGATTTTCATTATTTCCACCATATGCGGTCAAATCAATAGCTGATCCTCCGCCATCTGGCTTTAATTGTATTGTATCATCATCAACCTTGATAACATCATAATCAGTATCATTGACCAATCCACCGATAACAGTATCAGCAACTCCTATTGAATCACTCTCTTTTATGGTATGATTTTCATTAGCATCACTGAGTCCAGTTAGGTCAACAACTGTTCCCGTAGTAGAATTTGCCCATGAAGTAGCCAATTTAATAGTATCAGCCGATACCCTAACTATATAATATGTATTACCAGTTGTTAAGCCCGCTACCACTGTACCAGAACCTTTAGTATAAACAACTTTATCTGTATCATAAAATCCATGATTAGGAATTCTTATAGAATCACTTTCTATAAATACATCATCTTGTGCATTAAATGTTTTACTAATAAAATTAGCAGCGGCTCCAATCTTATAATTAACTGTATCATCTGTACTCAATCCATGCGAAGGTATAGTAATTCTATTATTAGTCAGATCAACAGCTGTTTGTGCATTGAAATCTTTTTGGTTATCATCCACAATTACAATATCATTATCAGCATATCCTAAACCTGCAGCTGCAATACTTCCACTACTGATAGCATTACCCGAAACAGTAACAGTGATTCTAAGTCCTGTTCCTGATCCACCAACAGTAGCATAAGTGCCTACTGCATAATTGCTACCCGTTTCCATCAAAGTTATATTTGTCGCACTACCATAGTTACTTACAACTAAATCATCATCTAGTGTATGCCCGCTACCATGTAATTGGAAATGTATCTCTTTAATACCAGCCAGGCTTTTTACTCTTATTTGTTCTGTGGTATCTGGCCTAGTTATGGCAGTCACAGTTTCAGTAGCTAAATCAATATTATCTGCTGTTATGACTGTACCCGTTCCAATCCCAGCCTTAATAAGTATAAATTCATGCCCAATAGTAGCTTCAGCCGCACCCATACTTTTCCAAGTTTCTGTTGTAGTAGTTCCCAAAGCATGAATTTTATATCTATTATTGACTACAATATTAGTAGAATCCGAAACAGGAATTTCTTGCAGTGACTGAATGTAAACCCCTTCCAAATATTCATCATTAGCAAAATCACCTGTAATATCATTCTTATCTAATACTAATTCAGTGACCCTATAAGTTTTTACATAATAGTGATTTACATCCAACACTCTAGCCGTAGCACCAGAAACTTCACCCCGAACATGATACCCAATCAGATAAGATAAATCAGATTCAGTAGTATCTTCTGTTGATATTAATTGAACTCTCATCAATATTGGCTTTCTCCATTTAGCAGAAGATGGCACCATTAATTGTTCTTCATATGGAATTACATCTACATTCTTATTATACAATACACGAAACATAAACTCAAAAGCTTTTTTAGTACCTTTTCTGGTATTAAAATCTCTTATCAATTTCATAGTATTACGAACATCACCTGATATTTGCTCAGGTACATCAGGCATCAGTTGGCTTCTAAGATATTTCAAATAAGTATATGGTATATTATCAATATCCCCAAAATCCAATATCCTATTCAGTGCATTGAATAAATTAAATTTCTCATTGACAACCTGATTGATATTTACAGTTCCCAAACCTTTAATAGAATATCTATCATAATCTTTAATAGTCAAATCATATTCTTTTTCTAGCCACTTATAATAGAATTCCAAAAATTTGACAATCTTGGTTTTATCACCACTATCAGCCAAGTCGAACTGTGTACGCACAAACCATGGCAATTGACCTTCAACAAAAGAAGATATATTATTTTTAGTTTTATCTGTGTATTGCATTTGTTATAATCCTAATAATCGTACATACCACCATCAGATTCCATCTGGTACATACCACCAGAAGATTCTAATTGATTTGCGCCAGGTGGTGTACCGCCAGGATAAGGATTATCAATAGTAGCAGGCGTTGCAGCTGCATTAGAAAATCCCAATTCTGTACCTTCTGAAGTAGTAGCGAAGGAATCTGTATCATACACTCCACCATATGGATCTTGTTTAGTCTCATCCTTTACCCATACCTTCATATTATCATCCCAAATTTCACCCAATGTCTGCTTTGCATAATCTTGTGCAGTTTTAGATGGAGTTTCAGGAGTAGTATAATCAATAGTTGTTTTTACTTCTGGTTGAAAATCTGACATTGTTGAATCATGATCCGGCGGAACAGAACCTTGCATAAGAGATTCCTGATGCATCGCACTCATAATTTCTTCATCAGTTGGAAGTTCTTTTTCCAAAGAAGGAACATCGTCTTCTTTGGCTACATCTTTACGTTCTTCTATTTCATATTGATTTTCAGCTTTAGATATTGGTGGCTTATCTGTTGTGCGAACCATTGTTATACCAGAATTCAAATAAGTAGAATCAATCTGTAATATTTGATTACCACTTGAAGTATATCCACCCAATCTAACATCCATATCTGAATATTGTTGTGAAGAAAACTTAATACCTAAATTTTTACTATTAAGTGTAATAGATGTATATGGATTCCCACCCATAGAATACATTTGCCAAACTGAGTTAAGCGAAATTGATAATGGAGTTATACCTTCTGCGAATTCCACAACATCATCTGAAGTAGACAGAATAGAAAGGGGCTTTATTTTAAAAATCTGACCTGTTCTATAATCCACTGTGCCCCAAGATTCATAATCTAATATTTCAGGATTGATAGTTCCAACTCGATTTCCATCTTTATTATTTTTATAATCCCTTCTAAAACTAGCATCTGTTATAGACGATTTTGCTCTAGCATGGCCTCCTTCCGAAGCACCATATTCACCTATTCCTGTAACCTGTGTTTCTATCCAACTAAAATTACTTGATTTATAACTATCCTTCAAATGAAAATAAGGTATCTTATAATTATTGTTTGCATTAGCTAACTCTAAACGTCCTTCGCCATCATCTCTGAAATAACATTCAAGAATTTTACCAGCATGTACTTCATTTACAGATTCAGCTGCCGTATCCGTTTTTATCATTGACCAAGCAAATAATTTCGATCCCTGTACCCATTTTTTTTCTTCTGGATAATCATTTTCATCTACATCTTTTTCACTTCTAATAACAGTATCAAAATTAGGTAAAGAATAAGCCCAAATATAAAACTTATTACTCTGAACTGTTCCCCTATCAATTCCCATTCCATAATCAATTGAAGAAAATTTCATTCGATGCCAATTTCTATTCTCATATGGATGTTCATCAAAATCATCAGCTGGGCCAGGCTCCATCCGTTGTAATTCACTTGGACTAAAATTCATTTCTTTTTGATATTTAACTTTTATATTATTTGCCACCACTGATTTATCTGTTTCATTGACTTTAGCAGTAAGAACAGAATGTCTATATTTTCCATCAAAATTTTCTAAATCAGTTACACTATATTTTTTTACTTGATTTATTATATTTTGCTTCAAAGTATCTTCTGGTAATTCAGTTTCCGATGGATTGTAAATAGCATTAATAGTAACTAATAAATCAATGTAATTTGGATCGACTATCTGATTTTTGATACCTAAAATTTTATAAGGAGCTAAAATAGACTGTAAGATATAGTCCTTAGTAGCTGATGGCAGCCTTTTACCATATTTGGGCAAAATAGAAATATATGCGGTTCCACTAGCATTTTGTAATCCACCATCAGGTGCTGAATCACGCAATTCATTTGGATCACCACCCCAAATCTTCACACCTCTTGTATTACCATAATTACTTAAAATTATATTTTTGTAATCATTAGCAGTAACTGCTCTATCTTGAGCCGCATATGACAATGGTGCATTAAACTTAATAGATTCAGCTGATTCCCTATTAGAACCTCCACCAGCTTGACCATCTGTGGCCAATGTCAATGTATCAATGGTTGTATCATCTGGTAAACTTTCTAATGCAAATGGATTATTGCTATCAAGTCCAGCATAATTTGCAGCTGCTCCATTACTTGTCAGATATTCAATTGTGATATAATTTTCATCTTCTAATTTTTTTCCATAAATCCCATCACCAAAATATATTTCATATCTGCCATCTTCTACTTCTTGCAAAAAGTATACATTTGATGTACTATCTAATCCTTCTAAATCTTTATATACTGTATATGTACTTATAGTACCTCCAGATTTTGATCCTTGAACTGTAACTACTAGTGTTGTAGTATCTACACTATCATTGTCTAAAATAAATCTTTGTTTTTTACCCTGGCTATTATAGATATATGTGTTTTTAACATAGACACCTTCTTTGATAGAAAGATTGTTATATGTAACTTTACCTGCTGCAGTATTAGCAATCTTTGATGAAGTCGTGTAAAATAAAAATTTATCTTTATCTACCGTTACACTGAATGGAGTCCATCTGGGCAATGTTATAACTGATCCACTTGACACATTCAGACTGAGATTAATTTTTGCAATTGCTCCTTGAGTCGATTTTGGTGTATACCCTAACTGTCTAGCGATCCCAACTATAGAACTTCTCTGTGAAGCAGTATCCATAAACATTTCATTGGCAACCATATTGAGATAAAATGCCATATAATGTGTATTATAAGAAAGTAAATCTAAAAGAACACCTAAACCAGAACCATCAAAATCATAATCATTAAATTCAGACTGGCTTTGCAAAAAGGTTTTAAGGCTATCTTTAATTCCATAAAAATCTAAATTAGTAACTTCTAGTTTATCTGTGTTTATTATAGCCATTATCTTAACCGCTCCAAGAAAAATTCTACATTTAATCGTTCTTCACTGTTGAAAATAGAAAAATCAATTGATATATCATACCCATCTTGATTACTATTTTCAGAAACAGTAACTTCTCGTACAACAACTCTAGGTTCAAGAGTATTTATAACATTCGTAACACTATCCTTAATAGAAACTGCAGTAAATGGGCTTAGAGGTTCAAATAAGTATTGATATATTCCACCAAATATTTCTGGCTCAAACAATCGTTCACCTCTATTAGTCATTAACAAATTTTTAATAGATTGTTTGAGAGCATTTTCTCCTGATTTCTTTCTTATATCTTTAGTGGCAGGATTGATGCCAAAATTCAAATCAAGATCCTTCCAACTTCTCCCCTGATATTTAGTAATATCTTTTGACGTTTGTGAATATATTGCCATTATTATCTCCTATGTACTATTAGGCACAAAAACTGTTGGTTCTGACTTATCCCCTCTTTCAGTAACAGAAGCACTACAAACATATATAGCCCCCTGATGCCCTACCGATTTACCATTGACAAAAACTGTCGGTGATCCTTCAGCCAAATATGACTGATGATGAAAATTATAAACTGCTGCAAATCCCAAAGTAGCAATTGTTTCACATGGTACATACCCACCAGATGGTGGTATATCAATTGGCGTTGCATTACTAAAATGAGGTTGCCCTACAATATCTGACACTCTATGAACAGGCCGACTATCTGCAAAAACATCCAAGCTACCAGAGAAAAATCCCTTAGCACCACGAGCAGCTGCTGGGCCAGCTGCACCAATAATTCTAGTTTGAGTAACAAAATAAGGCGGAGTATTATTAGCATAATGTGTACTAACAGAATCTCCAATAACTGCAATAGGTAAATTAGCCATCAATGAACATCCACGTTTATATATCGTTGAATCTGAATACCCATGCCACCTTCAAATCTATTCCTCAATGCTTCTGGACTAGCATGGATAGTAATATTAAAAGCTTTTTCTTCTACCAACTTATTTTCTATTGTTTCCCTCAAACCTAGAGTAAAATCATATCTTCTACTAAACAAATCTGTAGTTGTATTTTCATACATCACATCTTCATATCTAGCATTTACGTCAACAGTTGTGGTATACCCCCGCCAGTCATCATCTATTGGCTCTTCTATCATTGTAGACAGAGCAAATTTACGTTTTTGTGATGCCATGAATGGTTCATAAATTTCTATATATTCACCACCCGTATTAACAGATTTTGAAATATAAGTTTTAATTTTTACTTTAAGTTTTATTTCACTAGTAGCTTCGCCTGTTCCATCGCCCCCAACACCTGTAGCTGTAAAAATCTCACCCACAGCAGGAGTAACACTAGCACCAATAGCGGTGAAATTAGTATTACCAACAAAAGTAATAAGATACTCTGTACCTGATATAAAACTACCATCATTGGTAACTGTAGCATCAGAATCTACATATCTTTCTACAGATTCAATTTCTCTATTATCAATACTTGATTCACCAACATTGTATAACCTATCGCCAGCACTAAAGGTTGAGGGTGGATTTGTTATAACATTTTTATCTACTAAATTGTCAATATATTCAACACCCATGAATACTGTTATTTGATTTTGCTGATTTTGAATATGCAAATCTCTATAATCATCTAATGACAATCCAAAAAATTCATCTTTGATATTACCACTAAAAGAAATAAAATTATTTGATGTCAGTCCTGTATTAAGTGCCAGCCCTTCTGGAATTGTTCCACTGATCATCTCTACTTGTGTAGTAGTGCTAAAGGAATTATTAAATTGTATCAATGCATTAAAATCATATTTTCTAGTATCCCCCGCATAGTCAGGCGTTACAATCGGCTCATACCCAGCATTTTCATTTGTATTTTTAATAGTTCCTAGTCGTGTAAATCCTCCAGTAATAGGATCAATATCTGGAGGAACAAGATCACCAGTGCCTGGATCAATTTCGCTTGTGAGATATACAATAGAACCATCACGCTTTACCAATTTCACAAAAGGCATATCAAAATCATTTACTGTCAAATCATTATACGTAGTTTCTGGCCTTTTATGAAAATCTACAAAAAGTGTAGTTTCATTAAGCAAAGTTAATGATAATGGTACAACTTCTTCAGAACGATTATTGAATACAGCACTTGGCATATTATTTGGCTATTGGTTTCCCTTCTTCATCTAAATCTGGATTTAACCAAATCGCATATGGTACATTATCATCTCTGGTTTCATCTACATCTCGACCACTAGTCATTATTATATGCTCATCGCAATCCACATTCAGCATACCCTTACATCTAACTCTAAAATCTACATTAATAATTAAAGTATTAGTTTCTGTATCAAACTCTATTATATTCTTGTCAACTAATACTTTTAATGCATCTTTTACTTCTGTACTTTTTACTAATTCTTCTATCTTATATGGAGCTATTGATTCTGTTGTCATTTTATTCCTCTAATAAACTTTTCAATTCTTCTGACGGTTCTATCTTGCCCGTTAGCATTTGGTAAAAATGATTAGAATAATTCTTTACCCTTGTAGGGGTTGGGCTAATTTCTCCCTTATTATGTAAAGCCTTCAAAGCCAATTTGCCAGCCTGTACTGTAATTTTAATATTCAAACTAATTCCATGTTTCAATACCTCTTGATACTGCTTATACTCGTTTACTTTATTGTTTACTTCAGTGATTAATTTTTCCAAAGAAGCAATTCCATTAGCCGCAGTACCCAAAGAAAGCCTTTCTATCAATTTATCAAGATCAGTTGGTGTCAAGAAATGTAAAACTTCTTCCAATGTATATTGTGCAGCACTATTTATTTCATCAAAAATTGGTTTCAGCACAGACAGCAACATTCCCCTTGAGCTTATCCTCAATAAATCCCCAATATGAATGTCAAAAACAACCTTACCTGTTGCTTCATCAAAATGCTGCTTCATTCTATCTTTCCACGGCAATGTAGCCGGCGGTGGTATAGATGGAATTGGCATTTGTACGGCTTGTTTCCAAACTTCTGCATGACCTCTTGTTGCACTAGCTGTGCCCATACCACCAGTTGGATAAAAAGTATGATCCAATGGTGTACCATCATATGTGAATTCAGAACCTATTTTTGTTGATGTAGCTCCAAGTTCCTTCCATTTTTCATCAGGTATAATACCCAAGCTGGCAATTTTATATTTAGTTCCAGCTTTAGATGGTTTTATCACATCAGAAACTGGTGCTCTTTCCCAAATTGTTTGAGTTTCTGGATCATATAATTCTGCAGCTGCTATATCTGCATCCGTGAGTTCAGGTACTATTATTTCTCCCTTTTCTGTAAATTTAGGTTCTTTCAATTTCGCCATTTCAGATTCAGTTACTAAAATATCAAATTGTTGTGGATCTAATCCAATTGGTTTAGCAGCAGCAGTACTGCCCAATTGTTTCATAACTTGTCTAACATTTTTCTCTGGTATACCCGCGGACATATCTGGAGCTGTAACTACAGGTAAAGGTGCCGGTACTACCATTGGTGCACCAGCCCCATGCATAATTGGCATCCCTGTATTTGTTCCTAAAGCTACACCATTAACTAAAATAGGTGCAGTTCCTAATGCACCAATATCTTTTTCTATTCCAGCCTGTAATACAATAGCACCAGCTGGGCCAGGTTGTTTAGTTTTTACTCTAACTTGATTTTTAACATCAAATCTTAAAGTTCCACCGACTTTGATGTTAAGATCACCATCCACTGTTATATTAAAATCACCTGTATCCCCCTGTCCTTTTTTAGATATATGTAAATTCTTTTCACTTAGAACCATCTCATAATCTTTTTTGACAACCTTTACAACTCTCGACCCATCTGGATAAATTTCTTCAAACGTACCTGTTCTATGCCTTCTGACTAATCTCTCTGCGCCAGGTGTATCATCAATCTCTGTTACATGTCCAGATTCACTTTCATTGACAGTGTTATATGGATACTTAGAATTATATTTCGAGCTTGGTTCATCCCAGTTTTTATTTGTTATTGCTGTAGACACAGGATCAACAGGATCATTACTATCTATCCAAGTACTGCTCTTTTCTCCTCTTGATAATTTATGTGTATTGATATCTCCAACATTTGGCCAATCTTCTCCATCTGGCCTTTTTGGCCTACCGGCTGCATTTGGATCAGGATCATTGAACCCAACTCTAGGATTATCTGGATTTACATATCCATAATTTATAATATTAGTCATCACTGGTTGTTGAGCGCTATTTCCATCCCTGAAAAATCCCATTATCCATGTACCTTCAACAGGCCCAACTGGTGTAGTCCTGCTTGGTGTATTGATAGGCATGGCAGGATATGCCCATGGCAATTCATCTGTAGGCATATCTTGCTTATTGTCTGTATGATATCCAAGTATACGAACTCTACAACGGCCTATCTGTAATGGATCGTTTCTATCTTCTACTACGCCAACCCACCAAATAAAATTTTGCTCGATATTATTCATTTATTCCTCTAATAATCCTACATCGAAATATGAATCCTTTACCATTTCTATTAAAGTAGTATGCCCAATAGTATTAATTATATGCCGCAATCCTGTTATAAGATACCTACCAGAATAAAATGGATCTGATTTATATTTCCCATCTACCTTTACTTCTGGTGATTCGATTTCCATTTCAATAATATCACCAATTCTTCTACTGACATCTCCTATAATCGTAATATTCATTCTAAAAGATTGCAATTGTTGTAATTGTGAAAGTCTATCTTGCACATTATTATCTAATCCTTGTGCTTCATTTGAGATAGGAATAATTTTCTGATAGCTTAATTTTTTTTCTTGAAATTTATTTCTTTCTTCAGTTGGACTCAACATCATTGAATTGCCAATATGCTTATGATTATTCCATTCTTCTGTATAATTATAATCGTTAATTGCATATAATCTGCTAATCATATCATGATAGATTACTCTACTAGAATACATACCCATTCGCAAATTAGATAAAACATCATAGGTGAATTCTATATTATATTCTTCAACTGTTTTGTGCTGATCCTCTTTGGGCAACATCTCCTTTTCAGGATGTGGATAATTCTTCGGTGCATGCCTATATATTTCTGCAGGTTCATTGACACTAGCCAATTCTTCAACCGATTTAAAATGATAACCATCTCTATTTTCATAGAAAAAGAAATTAGATCCAAATTTCCCTTCAGATACACTCTTAGATGCTAACCAATTAATAGCATCAAATGGTTTCCAATTGGGTATCCATATATCTTGTATTGATCTAGTATTTTCAATTTCAATCTCTTTAGGCTTTATATAAGAATTATGTAAATAAAGTTCATCATATACTCTTTTAACTATATCAGAAATTATAGATTGAGGATATGATTTACTAATTGTCAAACCTTGATTTAACATATACTCCTTTGAAATCAAATTTAAAGTATAAACAGAAGCTTGATCAGATTTTCTAGCATAATCACTGAGTTTATAAATTTGAAAAACCAATTTCATTTCATCATCAGATGATGGAGTATCTAATAATATAATCACATCTTCATGACCAACAAGAGGAAATTTGCTCATAATACTCCATTCATCTTCTATGATCATATTACCAGAAATTGCATTTTTAAACATATCTTCATAAATATTTAATTCACCAACAATATCCACAATTTCAAGATAATCATCCCTAATAGAAGAATATAGACTAACTGATTCTAATTTATATTGGCCAGGTGAACGTTCTTGTTTCATATTTTAATTTTTTCTTTAAAATCTCTTTCAAACTCATTAAGATATGAAGCATCTAATAATTTAACTTTCCTATTTTCATCATTCCTATTAGATTCATATTCATAATTGCCTACTTTGACCGCAGTATATGTTTCTATTACATTATTATTTATCGGATTTGGTAAATCCCTAGTTTCACCTTTAGCCACAACTAATCTTTCAGTTGTACCATCGCTCAAATCCCTTTGTATTTCCCAATGATGTATTGCGTCAACCTCTAAGCCAGGCGTTCCATTAATTGTACCTGTTATAGCAGATGTACCACCAGTAATAATTTCAGCGTCTTCAAAAGTTCCACTAACTGATTTGTATATTATTTGATTATTAGTTGTATCAAAATTGACTATTGTACCTGTTGCATTAGATGTACCACCTGTTATAGTTTCCTTAGGCAAAAACAATTTAGTAGCGCTATTAAAATGAGCATCTGCCAAAACTAAATACTTATCTGGATATTTAGTAGCTACAAAATTCTCCAATACTTTATCAATCATAACCCATTCATGATACGGATTTATAATATCATTAACTAACATCAATGGCCAATGTAAAGTAGAAACTCCATACTCTTGATATGCCAGCAATTCTGGCCTTTCTGCATTAGTTAAATCTCTAGTATAATAAGCAGATACTAATTCTTTAAAATCTTCTCTGACTCTAACCCGCCTAAAAATATCAGTAGCTTCTTTAAGTATCCCATCCCTATTACTAACATTTATTTTAGGAAATTCTGCAAAATATTTAGATGGCATTTACAACCCCTTTGTGGCCCAATCAGCAACTGAAGCTCCAATCGAATTAACATCAGGTAACGATTTCAGAGCAGTTTTAGCTTGACCTAAAGTACCAGTGACCGTAGCTGGTGCACCTTTTTCAGCTGAGAATGAAGTGCTAGTAATTTTATGTATTTCTTGGAAAGATAAAGATATCTTTACCATTATTGGTGCTTTATTTACAAAAAGGGCATATCCTTCTCCAAAATATTCCACGTTCACATCCTTCAGAACACAACGTCCAAGCTTGGGCAAATAATCATTTTCTTTAAGCCAAGGTCTATCATTCCTTGAATCTGCTGGCATCGCTGTTTGAAAACTAACTTCCCATTCAGCAGGATATGTAAAATGAGAAAATTCCAAACCATTTGTTGATAAGCCTGGAGATGCAAATATTTGCAAAGCTTCTACAATATGTTTTATATCATTGGTTTCTTGTTCATCATGTGCCAATAACTCATGAGAAAATTCAAAAGCACGAAATTCAACATCATTAAAAAACCATTCTTCGTGAGTATTTTTTGCTCTTCCCCTGCGTCTATTAACAGCTTTTGTTAATTCTTCTTTATCTATACCAGTTGTTTTCTCAGAAATTCCACCAAGAGTTTCTGCAACCTTATCACCTACTCCCGCAAGACCTCTTTTTATTGCATACCCACCAATTTTATTTGCTGCACCCATTGCTCCGCCTGTTAAATCAGACAAACTCATACCAGTTGCAGAAATTGCATCTTCGCCTTGACTCCAATCATAACCACGGCTATCGCCAGGAATTTCATTTGGCATTTGTATATAAATACTACCTGCACCCGCGGGCCCACCACCATGAGGAAATGGTGTATATTTCATACAATCATTTACTGCATCTGGCCATTTTAAATCTCCCATAAAATCCTCCTATACAATCTATCTGTATTTATAAATATATATATGGCGTATTCAGGTAAATTCATTCCCAAAAATAGAAATAAATACAAAGGCAATCCTAAAAAAATTGTGTATAGATCTCTATGGGAAAGAAGCTTTATGAAATACTGTGATAGTAATCCATCTATACTAGAATGGTCAAGTGAAGAAATAATTATACCTTATTATTCACCAGTTGACAAAAAATACAGAAGATATTTTCCCGACTTCTTTATAAAAAGTCTAAATAAAGATGGAACTATATCTAAGAAAATTATAGAAATAAAACCAAAGAAACAAACTGTTCCGCCTAAAAAACCAAAGAAGAAAAGATCAAAAAGATATTTAACTGAATCAAAAACCTATGTCACCAATCATTCAAAATGGGAAGCAGCTAAAAAGTACTGCCAGAAAAGAAAATGGATATTTCAAATACTAACCGAAGATCATCTTTATAAATAATTTTATGTTAGCCGAAGTAGCAAGATTTTTTCAATCACAAAAACAGCCTGGAGTCAAAGCTGACGAATCAGCCAGAAAATGGTTTAGAGCACAACTACAAAAATTAAAAGTACGTGTACCAGCTACTCTGAGGAAAAAAGCAGGTGATTTAGATCGAACAGTTAAAATTGGCCATATGTACATGTTCTTCTATGAACCTAAAACTAAATCGAGATTGGATTATTATGACAAATATCCATTGGCAATAATTATAGGCAGAAGCAGTAATGGATTTAGTGCACTGAATCTACATTACATACAACCAAAACACAGAGCTATGTTGATCAATAATCTAAGGCCATTGATAAGTCCACATATAAAGCTGATGGACAGAGTAAGTATTAGCTACAGTATATTAAAACAAACTGCTAAATATATGTTTTTCAGACCATGTTTCAAAAGATACTTATACGCTCAATGTAAAAGTTTATTTCTAAAAGTCGATGACGATGATTGGTTCTCAACTATAATGCTACCCACTGAAAAATTCATTAAGGGTAGAAAGCAAGATGTGTGGAACGATTCAAGGAGATCTTTACGTGCAAAGTAAGCGAAGTAGCATTTCAACAATAAGAAGTTATTTAAAATCACAAGGTGGCCCAGCAATGGGCAACAGATACCAAGTATTGATCAATACTCCGCCAGGTTTAATGCCTATTGAAAAGAAACCTTCAAATTTCTTTAATCCAGAAGCCCTCAGTATAATGTGCGACACTGCTTCCCTGCCAGGAATGGGTTTTGAAACTGGATCTATTCCTGATATTGGCCCAGATTATGTATATCCTTTTGAAGCCACCTTTGAGAATTTTGAATTAACTTTTAACTGCAGTGAAAATATGCAAGAAAGAATATTTTTTAATAATTGGTTTCTCTATATACACCCAATAAATGATAGTAATTTTCCATTATATCAATTTAGAGCAAATTATGTAACAGATATGATAGTTACAAAATATAATATGCATGATGATATAACTTATAGAATAAAATTAATAGAAGCATTTCCTATCACTATGCCGAGTCAAGAACTCAGTTACGAAGGAAATGATATTTTAAAACTTAACATTGAATTCAATTATAGTCGATGGGTAATGATGTACAACGACAAAGAAGAAGTTATACCCGGCAACGCACCAATATCAACATAGGAGATTTTTAATATGGCTTTACCAAAACTTGATGTGCCTATTTACCAACTCACACTACCATCCAATAACAGAGAAATATCTTACAGGCCGTTCCTAGTAAAAGAAGAAAAAATACTTTTAATGGCCATGGAAGGTGAAGATCAATTGGAAATGATCAATGGTATTAAACAAATTATTACAAATTGTGTATCAGAAGAAATCAATGTAGATAATCTTCCTGTTTTCGATTTAGAATATATTTTCCTCAATCTAAGAACCAAATCAATTGGAGCTGAAAGCGTAGTAGGATTATCTTGTCCAGATTGTAATACTAGTAATCAAATGTCTATTGATTTAGAACAAGTAACGATAGAAAAATCTGAAAATCACAGCAATGAAATAAATCTAACAGATACAATTGGTATCTCTATGAAATACCCTACAGTGAATATTTTAAAAAGTATTGATCCCAGCGGAGATATGAACGTTGAAGATACAATGAATATGATTCAAGATTGCGTAGGTTTTATTTGGAATGGTGATGATACACATGACATGGCAGATTATAACAAAGATGAAAAAGAAGAATTTTTTGAAGGATTGACTCAGGGGCAATTTGCTGACATTCAATCATTTTTTGAAACTATGCCCAAACTTTCACATAATGTAGATTACAATTGTAGAAGCTGTGATTATGATGATACAATAAAGGTAGAAGGGCTACAAAATTTTTTCGGATAGCGTTGGGTCATGACAGTTTAAGTAATATGTATGTTACTAATTTTTCCATGATTCAACACCATAAATATAGCTTGAGTGAACTAGAAAATATGATGCCGTTCGAGAGAGAAATCTATATAGGTTTACTAAAAGATTACATAGAAAAGGAAAATGAAAGAATTCGCAAAGAAAATGCACGACTAAAATCCAAAAGGTAATTAAATGGCTACAGATAGAGAAATAAAACATTTAGAAAGGCAACAACTTTTACAAACTCAACGTGATGCACTAAGCAAAGAAATCAGAGATAAGACTGCTAAAATTAAAGATGCCACAACTGAAGCTGATAAAAAATCCTTCCAATCTGAAAAAAACAATTTACTTCGGCAGAGAAAACAAGCTCGTGATCTCCAAAACCTATCTGATAATGTAAGACAATATGAAAAAAATAATGCAGACGCAACAGAACATCAACTAAATGAACGAAAATCTGTAATTCTAGCTGAGCATAAAGCCCAAGAAAAAATAAAACATATAAACAAAAAATTACAAACTGAAAAAAATAAATTATCTAAAACAGAAATAGACCATTTAAATGATGAAAAAAATAAAGCTGGAAAAGCAAGTAAATTATTAAAAGATAGACAAAAGCAAATAGAAAATAGAATAGCTGATCCACTTAACGTATTTCAAGGTTTATTTGGAAACATAGGTGAAAGTTTAACTGGTGGCCTTAAAGGTTTAGCTGAAACAACATCAGGAAAATTTAAAGAATCTGGCCTTGGTAAAACTATTGATCTAGGATCGAAGTTATTTGGTAAAAGTGAAACTCTAGGCGATGATAAAATGTTTAGTGGTATACGAGAAATATTTACCGACCCTGCAATACTGAAACAAAAGAAAATAGAATCAGAAATTGCAAAACAATCATTAGTCAGAGGAATGAGTGATACAGAAAAAGAAGAATTTGAAAGAAAAGAATCATTAGGTACATCAGGAAATCTAGCAGAAAATTTAATTGGTGGCATTGGAAAAGTATTTTCTCTTGGTAACATAGATATAGAACAATCCAGAAAAGAAGAAATAGAAAAAACAGATTTAGAAACCCTCACAGAAAATACACAAGAAGCAAACTTAGAATTGGAATATGAACTAGAAACCCAAACCCAAGAATTAGAAAAAATTGATGATGCACTGCGCGGGAGTCCACCCTATCTGGAAGTAATAAGAGATACCTTAATCTTTATAAAAGATGATATATCTGCTATAAAGGATATATTTGTCACAGAAGAAAGAAAAGAAAGTGCAGGTAAAAAAGAAAAAGCAGCTGAAGAACAACAACGACATGATGAACTAGTTGCTGCTCAAGAAGGCACATCTATACCAGAAGAAGATAAAGAAATAGAAGTTAAAAGTCCTGGCTTCCTAGAAAAAATAGGTCAAGGATTAGGTGGTGGGCTAAAAGGTATTGTAACAGGAATATTTGACACAATCAAAGCTTTTGTAGATGGGATAAGCGGAGTTCTAAAATCCGCCTTAAATCTCATTAAAACATTTGTTGATGGTATTGGTAGTATTGTACAAAAAATAGCTAAAGTTATTACCAGTACATTTATTACTTTAATGAAAGGTTTAGGTCAAGGTATTGCTTTCTTATTTAAAGCTTTAGGTAAAATAGATCCTTATACACTTACAATCGCTTCCATAGCACTTGGTGTTTTAACTGTTGGGATGATTGGACTAGCTTTTGCATTTCGTATAATGGCCCCAGTGATTAAAATAGTAGCTGATTTATTAGTAGGTGTATTAGGTAAAATAGTAGAATTTGCAAAAGTATTAGTTCCTGTAATCAAAATAATATCAGAGACGATATTAGGCGTACTAGGTAAAATAGTAGAATTTGGTGCGCGAGTAATTGTACCTATCATCCAAACAATATCTAATACAATATTAGGACTAATGAATGGATTGATAACTTTTGTATCTACTGTAGGAAATTTAGTAATCACTGGCATCCAAACTATCACTGCTTCTATTGTAGAATTAGCTAACATACCATTCCAAAATCTATTAGGTTTAGCTGCAGGATTTGTCACACTAGGCATTTCACTAGCAGCATTTGGTATTACTAGTGCAATTGCGATACCATCTTTATTAGCTTTAGGTGCAGCTGCGTTAGGATTATCAAAACTACTAGACCATGAACCTGAAAAGATAAGAAACCTAGCAGATGGATTTTTAATATTAGGTAAATCTGTCAAAGGATTCGCCAAAGATGCTAAAGCTCTTGGTGGCGTAGTACTATCCATGGCTGCTCTAAGTGCGATACCATTCGCAGGAAAACTAATAGATCTAGCCATAGCTAAAACTGAATCATTGAATGTAGCTAGTACTGAACGAGAAGGAATATATAATACATCAGATCAAAATCAACAATTAAAAGATACAAGAACTGCTGATCAATCATCTTTAAATCAAAATAACATAGTTACTAGTAATATCATTTCTAGCTCTAATCAAAATAACATTATCAAACCACAAATAAGAGATGAGTCTCTGCATTGGTCGATGGCTAATAACCTAGTCCAAACTATATAACAAAAAAAGGGCTTCTGTTTTATCAGAAGCCCTTTTCTCTTACAAACTAAAACTAAATCTTAGTATTCTTCGTTAGCTAACTTCTGAAAATAAGAAAGTGTTTCAGTAGATTCCCCTGAAGCCTGTGCTGGAATATCAGGTTCATCGCTTTCATCAAATGGTGTAGCTATATCTTCACTATCATCAATACCAATACCCAATACTCGATTGAGCTTGGCTTTCAATTCACCATAACTCTTAAACTTATCAGCTGCTAGGAAATCATTCAATAGATATTGCTTTTCCCATACTGATTGAAGTTCTTCATCACTCCCGGCTAAAGGTGCAATCGGATCAAATTCAGATTTGTCATAATTGACATATCCTTCAACCATTCTGACTTTAATTTTGAAATTAGCACCTGTCCAAAAATCAAAAGGATTAACAGGCGATTCATCCTCAAATTCTGGATTCATTACATCATTGATTTTATCAAAGATCTTTTTACCATAACGAAAGATTCTGACTTCACCTTCATTTTCAGGATTAGCTGGATCTTTAACTACTAAAATATTACTATAGTAATTCAAGCGACGTTTTTGTTTACGTGCCTGATCTTTCCCAGCCTGTGTACCATTGTTCCACAATGATGTATTGTATTCTGAAACTGGATCATTTTGTTGTAAAGTTGTCAATGAATTTTCAATGTACCAGCCACCTGGCCCTTGAAATCCATGATCCCATACTCGTATCCAAGGCAAATCTTCACCTTCACTTGGTGGTAAAAATCGAATAACTGCATACCCATTACCAGATTTATCACGTTCACATTTCCAAATGCGATCATCCACGTAACTAGTAACCGTTTGAGTTTTTTCTAATTCAGTTGTTAAATTGGCGAGTTGAGATTGACGATTCTGCTTCATTTGTGCAAAACTAGACATATGTATCCTCTTATTCTTTATATTGCTGCGTGTAATTGCTTATTCATTACTACTGTATTGCGTAGTATATTACGATATTTACTTTCATCAACCTGAAGAAATTTTGAATACTTCTTGCAAGTCAAGCTTGTTTGTGGCCATCGACGTGTTTCTTTTATATCTGTGTCGAATTGCGGAATAAAGTCTAACAATTTATCCATTATAACAAATGTTTCAATAGATATATCATCAATCCTTTGTAAATCAAACAATACTGGCCATCCAGATCCATTGACAGAAAATAAACTATTGAAATTGTCAGTTACTTTATTCAATGATTTGATATCATTTTCAAATGTATAGCTCATTCTCTGTATACGTTTTTTCCATTCTTTGTATGTATCATCTGCATCATCTCCGTACAATTTATTAAATTGTGATTCGGAAACAAAATGTGAAACAAACAAACCCAACAATTCACTTGAACGATATTTTCTACTTAATCGCTCAAAAAAATGACAATCTTGCCTTTTATTAAATGTAGTCTCTTTACATTTAACTCCACCTGTTCCTTTAGTCATATCAAAATGTTCACTAGTAAAATGCAACTTCACAGACAAATAAATCTTATAAACTTCAAACGCTGTCATATTGGCAATTCAACTGTATTATCTACAATAAAATTCAATTTCTTAGCTTCAGTTTCAAGCTTATCCTTTAACTGTCTATTAACCAATTTTGGAATAATTGATGCATCAATATCTTTCTGAATGCAGTATTCCAAAACTGCATCTATATAACTCGATTGATTTACTCTAACCATTTTCTCTATTTCAAGTGAAAAGGATTTTGAAGTATGTGAGTTAGTCAACTCCAAAAAATCTTTTTCACTTATTCCATTTTTCATTATACTATATTATACCATATCCAGCTAGCGTTTGTCAAGGCTATTTTTTAGCCTTGTAACAATTGCAATACATTAGCAGACAATTGCTGTGCTTGAGCCATCAATGCGATAGCTGTTTGCTGTTCAATCCTGTAGCTGGTCAATTTAGCCATTTCTGAAGCTTCATCAAAATCATTGATACTAGCAATAGATTCCTCATTAATACTAATCATACGTTCCATATGAGAAATAGTAAAATCGAACCTCTCGATTTTAGCTAACTGATTAGATCGTTCACCCTCTAATGTGGCCAAAGAAGCTTCCAATCGTGCCACTGCATCCTGAGCATCAGCAACAGTATCCAATTTTGAAGTAACAACTATAACACCCTGATCGTCAGTATAACCACCAAGTTGTAATCCACTCCACGTAAGATCACCTAATTCAACACTAACAGATTGATCAACACTAACACCATCAATGATAAAACTCTTAGTTCCAAAAGTACCATCAATCAATTCTGTTCCATCATATTCAGTATTTTTAGCAACATAATCAATCTCTTTAGATAGTTCATTGTATTCATCCATCAATGCTTGTCGCTGACTTGAAGTCAATTGATCATCTTGAGCTTCAGCTGCAACTTCTTTCATTTTATTAACAACAGCTGTAATCGCATCAGTTCCTGCCAATGCTGACTCTAACAAATCCTGATTCTGTTTGACCACCTTATGGGCTGCCTGTAGAGTATGAATAGTATTATTGATCCTACCCACTCTAATTTTATCACCCGATCCTAAATCAGCTGTTCCAGATGCCAACCTAGACATAGTTTCTTCAACCATTCTAGTAGCTTCTTGATATCTACCTAAAGTTTGTGCGGTTATACCACTTAACATACAACTTACCTCTTTCATTTCCTATACTTACGTTTATTTAAATTATTATCTGACTTAACAGATTTAGAAATACTCTTAACTATCTTTCGATTAGTCTTTTGTCTTTGCTTAATTATTTCTTGATAATTTACATATATCCTTTCAACTCCAATAAACATAATCAAATACCCTTATGCTTTAACGTCCAAGTTACTGCCCCATTTTCTTGGGGCCATAACGTTTGAAGTTTCCGATTTAGAAACCTCATGTTTATTCCTTTCATGAGTAGATATTTGAGTTTTCATATGAGTTCTAGCAAGCTGCTTAGCTGACTGAACCTCTTGGAAAACTCTATAATAATCCATGGCACTCATTTTCTTTACACCATACGTGTCTATCATTGTTCCCCCTCTTTCTCAATATATTCTGTAATTACTATTTTTATAGCCATAGAAATCCACTGAGAAATGATATTCGGATCATCAGTTTCCAAATGTGCAACAATTTTATTATACAAATCATCATCTAAATCAATATCAACCTCTATCATCTTTTTCTGATCTGAATTTTTCACATAATCCTCGAACAGATCAAGCACTAATAATACTTTCCCATGATTTTAAATCATTCCAAGCACCAATAGGATAGTTAAAATTATATTTTTCAGCTATTTGCTTGCCCATATTGGTAGCAGGTACTTCAACACCTTCAAAAACAAACGGAGTATTTAATTTTTTGACATGTTGACTATAAGCTTGAGAAATTTTACCCAAAGTTATACCAGAGCCAATACCAAAAGTTTCTCCTGACGTTTCTAAAATTTGAATTTCATCACCAAATATTTCCTGAATGCGAATAACAGCACCATCCTGCTTCCATTTTTTTGTAATAAATTTACATTTATTAAAGAATTCTTTAGCAGCCATAGTATCAGGTCTAACAGCCAGATAAGATCGCTCAACTACATCAACCAGCTTATCAGCTGGGCACTGATCATAAGGAGTGTTCTCGATAGAACACTCTCGCCAATGCCCAACCAGCTGGTAAACACCCATCTTTTGACGATTGAACCAATCTCTTAAATCGCGATTTCTTTTGATATTTTCCTTTTTATCAAATTCACCACGATAAGCAGTGATAATAATAAAATCCTCTTGATCTGATTTAACCTTCTGGATAATCCTAGATAAACCAGCTTCAGTGATTGCATTATTATTATCACTATCAGATCCCCAATCATCATAAGTTAATGTGTTATGATATTGCTTAAATGTTTTCATTCAACCGCCCTCAACAACCAACCATATATTGATTATTCCTAGTATAATATTCTCGATCTCTAGCTTCTAAATACTCTGCAATTTCTTCAACCATAACATCAGTTTTAATTTCGGGAAACCTATCTAAAACAGATCCTATAAATCCATCTATTTCATCTCCATATTCCCATCCAAATTCAGTAGACATATGAACATAAGCCATAAATTCTGGCAGACCACAATTAACTTTTTTTAGTTGTTCCCCTATGAAATCTTTCCTTGAATCTTTTTCATCTAAAAATACTGGCATGATTTTCTCCTTTATGTTTCGAGAACTTCTACTTTATCAGCATCTTTTTCTTCTATGAATAAATGCCGTAATGATTTACGTTGACGTTCTTTCCTACGTTCCTGTGCATCATAATAATCCGAACCATCATAAATAAATTGTAATTCATGATGCTCGAAAAACTCATACAACCTAGATGGATGCGTACCAAATCCCATCCAAGTCATAACATCTATCCCAAACCCTAATTGGATACTAGTAATACGAGAGCATAAACCTAACAACGTACCATTTTCACCATGAAATACACCACCGCCTGAGTTGCCAAAAATGGATGGGGCATTATACATAATATAAGACTTTTGGTCAATCATCTCTCGCAGATATGTCAATTCACCTTTACTAGCAAAAGGATCATGTAACAAGCTACATCCACTTGTCCAAACATCATCAAATAATTGCAAATCGTCAATACCGTCTTTTGGATAAATTGTTGCAACATATTCTTGTGGCCTGCTGTTGCGTAGTTTAATCGCTGCCAAATCGTGCCCTTTATCATAAGCTATAATTTCTGCTTGTGAACTATTAGCTGAAGATATTTTAGAACCATCATAATCAAAAACTTCATTCGCAACTTCTTCTTTAATATCCTTTTTAATTTCTCTTTTCAATAATGAATCCCATTCATCTTTAACAGAAATAGCACCATCAATAACATGCTGACATGTCAATATGATATTGATATATTTTCCACTATCTTCTGGATCTGGTTCACTGTATACTAAAACACCAGAACCGCCAGCTTTTCCAGCCTTTACTCTAGTCACTGGATACAAAATCTTTTCATGTAAATCTTTTTGATTCATGATTTCTCCCCTTTATAAATCGACCACATTACAACACATAAAAAAGTCATTATCAATCCTGATGTATAATTGAAAAATAGCCAAAATGCATTCAATTCTTTTGTCAGAACATATCCCAAACCACAATAATAACCTATCCCATTAATTATCAACATTATCAAACTAACAT